GTCCCCGTGCGGTGTCCACCACTGCCACGTAGTTGTGTCCTGCCACAGGCTTTTCGTATATTCGCAGCCCCTCATTGTTCCAAAAGACTGGAGTTCGGTACACCATGCACTTTAGTTTCTCTGCGTGGATAAGGGTGTTCATCGACCCCAAGAATTCACACTCAAACTCCGTGCGGAACTGCTCTTCTGAAGTGTTGGAAATGGTCTGCTTTTTCCACGCGTCGTCACGACCCGGCACATCACTCCAGTGCACTTCGATGGGCACGTACTCGTTTTTGCCCTCTTCTCCTCGCTGCTTGTTTGCGTTTACCCAAAAGCGGTAGAACATATTCAAGCCCTTCGGCGTTGAAATAATGGTCACCTTTGTGCTTTTACCGCTGGTAATGGTGGGATACACAGACGAGAAGAACTCTTCGGCTACATTCTGTGGAACATACGCAAACTCGTCAAGGAAGATGTAGTTGAACGAACCACCACGAACAGCAGACGATGAAGTAGCGGACGCAAGAATCTTGGAGCCGTTCTCCAGTACAATAGACCCCTTGTTCCACTCCACTACGCCCTGCTGCAACCACATGGGCAGATACTCGTAGGCTAGTTTCAGGCGACCCAGTAGTTCACGGGCTGTGGTGAGTTTGTTTGCAAGAATAGCCACACTCATGCTCTGGTTGAACAGCACATAGTGCAACATATACGAAATGATTGTGGTGGATTTACCTGTCTGACGGGGGAGTTTGCCGATCACGAAACGGTTTTCGTGAATGGTGTGGATCATGTCCTCTTGAAAGTCATACGGTTCAAACGGCACCAAACCCTTGTCGAGGGACACAATCTTCACATAGTTCTTGATAAAGTACAGCGGATCCTGCGAGCACTTCACGTACTCTTCAATCTGCTCCGGAGAGAAGTTTACGTTTACGCCTGCTGCCTTGAGATTGCTGTTGCCGAGATACTTGTTACTTTTACTGCTCATTCTTGTCGTCCACTATGGCTTCAAGCACATCAGGTCTATTATCAAATGCCTTCGTGGTGGACCGTGCAGCGTTAATGATGTCTTGCAAGTCCTTTGTGGATCCCACGTAGATGGACTGCGTGGTGTTGCTGACATTGTTGACAGTGCTCTCTGTCTTGCGGATGGCTTTCACCTTTGAGTGCATTTCCAACAGGTCTTTGTTTGTATCCGACAAGGTTTTGATGAGTTGGGCAACTACCTCATACGCACGGGGTGAGTCGCCTTCTTGGGCAACACTAATGATGCCGTCCAATGCGACCTTACCCGAATCAACCAGTTCTCTCAAGTTCTTGCGGACAGAATCGTAATCCAACCGCAGGTCTGCGTCCACCCGTTCCTGCGACAGGACAATGCCTTCGGTGGACACTGCAACAGGTAGATTTGTTGTTTGTTGGGGTTCTGTTGATGGAACGCCCAATGCTTTGTCGATGCCTTCAAACATATCATTCCTCCTATCAAATATTCCAATCAACAGTCACGCCGCCTGAATCCATTTGTGCCTCGTATGTGGAGCCGCCCTGTGCAAGATTTTCATACACCTTATAGTACGGCTGATAGGTAGTAATCCCTGCGCTCGGTCCAGACACACCAGTAATAGTCTTGCCGTAAGTGGAGTAGTCTGTGGTATTGCCTGCGGTGTATGTGATTCCACCCACTCCGATTCCGTCCCAAATGTCCTTGTTCCACAGGTGGGACTCTGTAATTCGGATTTCCTTGTACACTTTCTTCGGACCAAACAAATATGTCTTCATGCTGAAGTTCAGGGTAAACACAATGTTGCGACGGGTTTGGAAGTCCCCTTCGTAGTCTTCTTGTGACGAGAACCCTGTAAGAGTGATGGGTATATCAAACTTTTTGTGCAGATCGTCAAAGTTTACGGTGACCAAGAATTCGGGGGTGAAGTGGGGCAGAATCTGCTCCACAATCTGCAAACCGTCTTCCATGTTACGCACATACACATACAGACCAAAGTCAATGTTGTACGGCACTTCTGCGTAACTGTACTGCACATTTGTGGATCCCGTTGATCCTACGGGGGGGCGATACAGCACTTTGGACACGCTATTGCGCTTACGGAGCGCGTCGTACGCGTAACCAGTGATTTCAAACGCCATGCGCGGCAGTACTATTTGGTTTGGGTTTTGCAGGCGCGGGTCGCCTGCCAAAGCCACTTGATACTTCTCTTTGGGAGCGTACGAGATGGGCACACGCAGCCGTTTTGTGCCACCACTTTCCACCTTGTCAATGTACAGATCGTTGAACAGCGAACCAAACGCTACAACCATTCTCCGTATTGATCCGTTGTAAAACTGGGTAAACATCAGTAACTCCCCTCTGAAAACGGATCCGTGTCTGTAAAGTCAAAGATGTCGTTTTGTGTTTGCTCCAGTTGAATCTGCTCGTTGTCCTGTTCGCCTTGGTGAGTAGCACGAGTAGTGCTGTCTCCAACAGACGTAATTGTGCGTGACGTGGCACCAGAAGCACCCACAAGAGTTTCGCCCACAATAAAGTCGCCGTCCTGCATATTCACAAGCAGAGTGCCTGTAGCCGAGGTCCACGACACCACACGACCGTAGGCACGCTTGTTTGCGGCAGTGCCCACGTACACTTCTTCGCCCTCAATATAGTTTCCGCTACCAGAAACCACAACAGTCTGGAGGTACGATGAGTGCACATCCATTGCAGCGTCCAGTTCGCTTTCTCCGGTGTCGATCTTCTCGTTGGACGACTTGAACGCTTCGCACGACAGTTTAAAACAGTACCGATCCCCTGCTTGGAAGAAGGGGTTGTCGTGCTCCACGAACTTGATTTCAAACATTGCGTATGGGTAGTCAAAGTAAATGATGTCGCCTTCACGGGGACGACCAATACGGCGAATGTCAGGATTGTGCCCCATGACTTCAAGGAATCGCTTGCGAGACACCACAAAGGTTGCGGTTTCCTTTATCTCCAGTCCAAACCGCGACATTTCTTGATCGCCTTCAAACCCTTCAGAGTTCTCCATGTACATTTCAATACGGTTTGCGTCTTTGAACTCTGAAACCTGTTCGCCAAAAATAGTGTCCTCCGTGACTTTCTCACGGGGTAAATACACCATGTCGTGACCGTAGATTTTGATTGCCTCTGTGGTCAACGACTCAAGCAGTTCCTGCTCGTTCTTTATTGTGCGTTTAAAATACGGGTTTACTGCCATGTTTAGCCTGTGCAGAAGTCTGGTGGTTCTTCGTACTTCGTCATGTAGTCTTCCATGATCTTTTCCAGTTCCTCTTGCGCTTCACTGTAGATGCGTTGACCGTTGAATGTAAGGTTGCCTGGAAGATTGATGCCGTCGTACTTGGAGAGGTTTGCACCCCACTGCCGCTTGATGAGTGCAATGCTGTGCCGCTTCAGCATGGTGTCGTTCCACACTTCAGGATACAGCGCAGGATCAGTTGAGCGATACGCTTCAACCAACAGGAACTGCCCTGGTTGGAAGTCAGTCCAGTTCATGTGGAGAGTGAGGCGGTTGGCGTACCGACTAAACGTGATCTGCTTCTCGGGATCCAGTAACTGCTGCAACATCTCAATGTACTGCATGGTGGTCACAAAATAGTTCAAGTTCATCTGACCAGTACGCAACCCGTAGAAGTCGTTTAGTGCCATTTGGTAGCGCACATTGAAAATATTGTTTACCTGTAGATTGAAGCCCACCGAGAACACACGGGTAATGCTCAAGATTCGATCACCGTCACTCCCCAAAGAATTGGTGTTCAGGTAGCCGTTCGTAATGTCTTGCTGCGTGATTTGGTACTTGTAGTACGTCTTTTCGTGCCCGTACATATGCCAGTCAAAGAAGTGACGCAAGGCTTCGTCAATACGATCCTCTACTTGAGAGTCGTCTACATTTATTTCAATCACTGGATGACCCAGTGCGCGTAGAGCGTACTCTTTGAGTTCTTGTCGTGTGGTTGGGGTTGCCATCCCTGCCGTCTCCTTTGGTATTATTTAGGAGACTTCTCGCTCCGCTTCCAAGAAAGCCACCAGTCGGGCTAGTTCTCCCTCACGGTTGCAGATTCGATCCCCTTCTGCCCAGTCTACGGGCAACCGCAGACTGTTTGCCCCGTCTGAAATATAGTGTTCCGTTCCCTTTCGATAGACTCGGGTAGTCCATCCCCACGGAACGGAATAGTGTGGTTCTATCTTCAGGAAATCCTCCCAAGAGTACTGCCTGCCGTTTAGTGTAATCCACTCGTCCCCATAGTGTACAAGAGAGGTCATGTGTTACGGAGGCGGTAGAAGTTCACCCTCACCAATTGGGGCGTACGTCTGACCACCACCCTTACGATACCACGATTTGGATTCAGACACAGTGGTAACATTCGTGATCTTTGCATTGGGCGAGAACAGCAGAGCAGAGCCTGATTTGGCTACATCAGGAGCAAGTTTCAGTGCAACTGCGGTGGTAAACCCTTGTTTTTCGTTTAGTGAGGTGTGGGTGGTTGAACCTGCAATAGCAGACCTAATTGCGTAACGCATGGTGTTTGCGTCTGCCCTGTAGGTAAGCACGTCACTGTACAGTCTCGCCACATCTCCGGTTCCGAAATTGTACTGGGTTCCGTAGTAGTCTTCCAACACTGTGTTCCCGGTGAAGCCTGCAACCACAATGTTGTCGTATGCGTTACGCAACCAGTCCACATTGCTTTGGATGGGCAAGAACGAGTACGCGTTGCCACCAGTCCATCCCGAGAACAGGGAACGGAAGTCTCCAGAGTTACCGCTGTAGCCTTGCATGACAGTAATGCCAAACAGAAAGTACGTGCTGTAGTCTATTGCGTTTTTGCGTGCTTCCTTGGCAGCAGTCAACCCCATTGTTTGGGTGACACCGCTCACAACCATACACGCGCCGCTGTCGTATCCGAAAATGTAGCCGCCCGATCCTCCTGAAGTGGTGAATCCGCCACACACGCCATTGAAAAGGGTAAACCCGTGCACAGTAGAGTTTTCACGAATCACTAGAGATGTGCCCAGCACTCCGCCCTGTGTGTCAGTATACGACACCGATCCAACCACTCTGCACAGGTTGTCCACGGGAAAGTACGAAGTTCCAAGCGGTCCATGCATGGACAGGTGATAGATGGTGTAGTCGCCTGCGTAGTTCCGTTCCCAAAAGAATGGTCCGCTGCTGCCAAACAGGGCGTAGTCTGCAAGGGCAAGCGTTACTCCACCACCACGAATATGAAAGTCATCCAGCCAGCCCTTGAAGGGGTAGTCGCCAGACGCACCGCTGCCCACCATAACCGGAGCAGAGGAGGT